CCTTAAAGTTTTTATTAATAAATTTGTATTCGTTGGGTCGTTATCTTTCTTTTTAACCGTTACAATAGATTTTAATAAATTTTGGAAATTATCGTATTTTACAGATTTAAATTTTTTGTATGGAGTCTCCTCAATAACTCTTTCGGTTGCAAAGTCTAAAAAGTATTCCTCAAATTTATCTAAAATATCCGGGCTAAAAGTTGCAATTAAATCGTTAACATTTTTAAATTTAACAGAACTATCCATTACTAAATAATCACTAAAATTAGTATCAATGTGATGTTCATTATATGACGGGAATGTTTTACCCGTATAAGTTGTATAAACAGTTTCGTCTGTCCATAGAACTCTAAATGCATTTTGTCCTTTATTAACTGAATCTGAAAATGTTGTTAAATCTAAATTTGAAAATGAGTTTGCTCCAACTGATGGTAACAGTGTATAGTGTGTGTCTGTTGATTTTAATTTAGAATTATCAACAAATGATGTCCAATATCTAAAATCGTCTCCGTTTGATACTCTATCAAAATTTATTGTGTTACTTGTTGTTCTACCAGTAAAGGAATTAACACCGGCCGATGCAAGAATATCAAAATGACTATAATCATTTATAAATTGATGGTAAAGAGCGTCGTAGAATGGATGTACTCCTGTATCAAGTGCGGTGGTTATAGTTTCACTACCTATTTTAACGTTTGTTAATGATGAGGTAGTTCCCGAAAAAAATGTAGATGTGTTTATTGATGTTCCAGTTTTACCAGTTAAAGCACCTTCCATCAATATATTATTATTGTTTGAGTCTTTTACGTAATATGTTCCAATAATGTCAATAGGATTATCATTAGCATCTTTTTCTGTTAGATACTTTTTATATCTATGATATATTGAACCCCACTTTAACATTAAATGGTATGGAATATAGTGTGAAGAACTTACTTCTTTAAATAATGAAGATGGTCTTGTACTCGATAATCCAAAATTAACCATTTCGTCTAAATCAACAAATGGTAATGAGTTTAATAAGAGATATGCGGAACCCGCATATTTTCCATATGATGATGTTTTATGTAAATCGTTATATAATTGTTTATGGAAATATGGTGTGTTTAAAATATTAACAGAACTAAATAAACCATCAGAAGTGTCTAAGTCTAATTTTCTTGCAAAAATATCTGTTGTGTAACCATCTTTAACCCAAAACAATGAATTGATTGGTGAACTAATTAACCCTTCTTTAGTGTTTACCTGTAAAATACCTTCAAATTTAAATTCTTGAGGTTCAAATTTTGGTTTTTTAATATAAGACAAGTATTGTTCAGAATTGAATGGGTATATTTTTGTTCTATATGGTTCCGCCAAATATGAATATAAATTACTATTTAAGTTTTTATAAAGATTTCCCGACTCACCACTTTTTTTAGATGTTGTATATTCTTCTATTTGAAATGGTTTTGCCAATAATTGGTTAACATATTCTACCGTTGGTAATTGGTCTTGTACATATGGATATCTTTCAAATGGTGAAAACGATAAAAGGTATTGCTCCATTTTCTCTTTACTATCTATCGTATTTAAAATATCTATAATATCATAATCTTCTTTTAATAGTTTCTCCAAATTAGAGAAATCAATTAATGCCAATTCTTTTATTGATGCATTATTAAAAGTGTCAATTGCCATCGTATATCTAGACCTTTCATATATTTCATATATAAGAGAAGAAATAGATTTATTTGAATATGGAACATTTGGTGTTAAACTTAATAACGTTGATATATTATTGAAATTTTGTTCTTGTGAATTTTCTTCAAAAATGTAACTAATATTACCAACATTACCTTCTTTTTGTGCTAATGAGTCTAGTCTTTTAGTTGCAACTCCGTGGTAGTTTTCAAGGAAATCTATTTCAGGCCAAAGTGATCTGTTAAAACTTTGTAATTTTTGTTGTAACTCAGGGTCTCCCGGATACGCCAAAACTTTTTGTTTGTTTGGTGTTTGTTTTTTAATTTCAGGCCATGGGTAAATTTGTCCGTCTTTTGACTCATCCTCCAAATTACCTATTATTTTTTTTCTTCTTTCCGCAACTTCAAATGCTCTATTATGAACATCTTTCATTAATCTAATGTAAACATCTGCGTTTGCAAGAATAACACCCATAATATTTCTTATTGTGGGTTCAAAACCAATTCCCCCTTTTGTGGGGTCTTTAATAACTTCGTTAATTTTTTGCTCAACTTTACTCTCTAACTTGTCTCTTTGTGCAACAAATGATTTTTGTATATTGAATATATCCGTTAAAATTGCATTTAAGTTTACAATTAATTTACCTTCATGTGGAGCAAAACCATTACAGTATTCGCCAACTTTTTTAATTTGATTAATGAAAGAAAATGTTTCTTTTTTGAAATCCGCTCCTGTATCGTTAATGTATTTTTGAGCAAATAACTGTGTTTTTAATAGTTCTTTTGGATATTCTATTAATATTTTTTCTAATGTTCCTGCCTTATCAGGACTAATCAATTTTACCGTACTTGTTTTTTCCTGTCCTGAAAGATAACTATAAGTAACTCCAGTAACACCATTTATTTCAAATGTGTTTTTTTCTAAGTTAACCGCTCCCCATGATCTAACTGCAGTTTCAAAATTCTGTACTGTTTTTTCAAATTCCTTTAAACCAGCAAATATTTTATAATCAACCACTTGGTTGAATATTTCCTTTTCTAATATTTTATCTAAACTTCTAGCAACCGTAATAACTTCTCTTAGTGTTTTTGTTGGGAAGTTTTTAGGTAATAATCCCTTTGCAATATATTCATCATATACCGACCTCAACATTGTATAACCTCTTGAAGATTTTGAAACCTTCTTCTCGTATCTACCTGTTTTTTCGTTAAAAGATGTGTTTGTTTCTTTTTCAATTGCATACATATACGGAGCATTTAATATACCCGTTAATGGTATGTCGTTTAGATATGCATATGTTGAACCAACAAATGTGGTTGAGACTTCAAAATTACCATTTGATTCGTTGTATTTTGTATTAAATTTAACTAAATGTAAACGATATCTAATTGCCTTACCATAATATCCCTTTACTGTTAAGTAAAATATAGGCCAAGGCATGTGAAAAAACGCATTATACGGTGAATTCTCAGGAGACTCAAATAAAGTTTTACCTCTAACATCAATAAAGTTTATGTTAATTTGTGGTATAAAATTAGCTCCCTTAATATTGATGTTAATACTGTCAATACCAAAAGATTGTGCCGTTCCATCGTAACCTTTATTTTCAACTCCCTTATAAATTTGGTTACCGTTAGAATCTTTTTCAGTAACAACATTGTCACTACCATTATATGCCTCGGTCCATGACGTATCGTAATCTCCTGTTTTTGGTTTTAGAATGTTAAGTGTTCCTTTTGCAACAGAGACCAATGTGGTTTTATTACCTGAATCAACTAATGTGGTTCTTGGAATTAAATCAGCCTCTAAATTAACATACATCACCAAGTTTTCTTGTTTAACCCCTCTTTCTTCAACAACGCCATTGTTCACAACGCTGTTTGGGTCGATGTATATTAAATTGTTTTGGTCAACTTTGACTAATATATTTTCACCACTGTTTAACTTATTGTTCGCCATAATATAACTTGTACAATTCTACAGCACTTTTGTAATCTTGTAAAGTGCTAATCAGAGGAAATGGTATTCTAATAAAAGAATTATCAGGTATTTCAAATTCCACACTACCAAGTAATGGATTTGCTTGTAATATAATCCAACCAAATAATGGTGAATTATAATACTCTTGTGATATTTTATCTAATCTATCTTTACCCCTTTTGTATTGCATATACTTATCACTTCCCTTTATAGGAATTTCAATGCCAGGGACAATTCTAAATTTACCGTCCGCTAAAAAATATTGGTACCTGTCAAAATAGTCCCTACTCATGGTTTATAATAATTTAGTTTATCACCTATTTTATTCTTTGTATTAAATATTTTCTTCAAATCTGTTTTCGCTTCCGTGGTTAACTCCCCCGTTACTACCTCAAATTCAATTTCTTTATCATTTTTCTTAACAGGAAATTTATCTAATTTAAACTTCTTCTCTGTTGGTTTTGTAATAAAATTATCAAATTTCTTTTCTAATTTTGTTTTTATCTTATCTGTAAAATTTACAGTATCAACGTTATATAGATCCAAAATACTTTTCTTTTCATCTTTAAGTAATACAGATAACATATCATTCATATCTTGTGGTGATAATGCTGAATAATCTAATGTGGTTGTAAAATCTTCTGTAAAATGTTGGAAGTTATTTTTAATATACGTTACGACGCTTGAATAGTTTGAATAAAAACCTTCATTTGTAAATCCTACACTAAAGGTAACTCCACTATAATTTTCCTTTTCTATTTTACCATCTCTTTCGTATTTTGTAATAAAATTAACTTTGTCTAATGATTCAATCACCTCTTTTCTAACATCTTCAACTTTTTTCATTTCCTTAAAATCACTAATCTTTTGTGTCTTATCTGAAATTAATTTTTTAACATATGGTTTTAATAAGTCATTTGAATTAGATACTAATGATGATGGTAATACGTCTGAAAATCCTAAAACACTACTTAAATCCGCAGTATTGGAAACATAATTAACTAATGAGTCGGTTAATCTTATTTTTAATTTATTTAAATCAAGAGAAGGTTTATATTCTCCCAATAGTTTTATGTCTTCTGTAGATGTTGTATTGGTATTAACAGTATATCCGGTTATTGTTCTAAAATTTTGTGATAAAAACATTTGACCTATTTTGGGACCAAAGTTCTTTATAACTTCATTATATGCAGTTTGATATGTATTAAAGTAATTTCCAACACTACTGTAAACCATGTCAATGGCGTTAGTGTATTTCATCTTATCACCATTAGGAGTTCCAATATATGTTCCCTCAACTGTTTTATTTGCATTAGCTGAATCATTTTTACCTTCTAACGCAAAACCGTTTCTTTTTTGTAATTCTTCTAAAAAATCCTTTGTGAATTTTTCAGCATCTTTTCCGTCTATTTTAGTTGTTGTAGAAATTGCTCTTTCATCATACATTTCCGTATTAGCGAAAAAGTTTGATGATAATGCATTTTGTAATCTCTCAACAGGTTTTTCTAAACCTTGTCCTCCAATAAATGAAACTTGTAAACTTACATTAGCAATCATTGGTTGTACACCAATTCCTTCTGGATTTAAATCCCAAGTACTATCTTCATATGTAATTCCAACATCTCTAATAATAACTTTAGAATGGTAAAAATCACCAATTCTTAAAACACAGATAGGTGGTGGACCAAATGAAGTATTTCTTGCTCCCACATCTAATGGGTCTGAGACTCCTTTAATTGGAATCGTATCTCCAGGTCTTACACATTGCAATAAGAATGTTAATCTACTATTTAAACCTTCGGGTGTTGTTGAGTGAAAACCCGGATGGAAATATCTTAATTTTTCTTTTAATGAGGTAAATGCAACTGGTGAATCTTCTTCTAACTTTTTAAAGTAATGACATTCCGATAATGTTTTCATAATGATTCTCTTCATCACATCTATAGTAGGTTTCCTATTCGGTACAGTCGTTGTACCATCTGGTTCAATTGTTGTTATTGGAACCGGTATATTTGGTACTGTAATTTCCTGTGGTTGTTCAGGTTTCTTCTTATAATCAAATTTAACTCTAGCTTGTCTACAATAAAATGCAATAGGTGATGTATCTTTAAGACCTTGTCTTGTTAATATTTTTTGATTACAATTTAAATTATCTTTACCACCTGTGTTTTTTAAAGTGGTATCTTCACCATTTGTATTAAATTTAAAAATAAACTTACCATCTACGTCATAACCAAAATCCTTAAATGTAAATTCTTTTACAAATTCTCCTGGTTTTTGATTGGTTCCTGTTTTTTCATATGGTTTTAAAACGGTATCGTTAAACCATTTTAGTTCAGGTGTTTTACCATTTGATATTCCTTTGAATATATCTTGAAAAATACTATGTCCTCTTCTAACACCTAAATAAAAATTATAGGTACTATCTGCAACTTCTGAAGTTGATGATGAAATTGAAAAAGTAACTTCACTAACCGTCTTACCTGTAATATCAGATTTTAATGCAGATAATTTTGTATTGTATTCTGTATACCCACTTGTTAATTCATCAAACCCTGTTGCAATTTTTTGTGCTTCTTTACTAATTGTGGCTCCACTTGTTGCAGAATCAATAGATTCTTTACCAAAAATAACCAATCTATCTTTTTTATGATTTTCGGTTGTTCCTACCACTAATTCACCTAAATCGATAACAGTATTTCCAGTGTATGTTACTTTTTGTTTAACATACTGTTCATATAATTGTGTGTACGTTAAATTTGTTGATCCTTTTGTTGAACCATCTTTTTTAGGATAATCGTTTGCAAAATAAAATCTCTTATCAAATTGTACCGTTGTGTCTTTACCTCCATTTTGTCCTTTATCGGGTTTAGGAAATGTAACTGGTGTTGTGGTATATTTGTATTTTTTAATTTCCTGTGGTGGTTTAGAAGAATTTAAATATAGTTTTATTAGATTAATATCGTCACTATCTAAAGTTGTATATGTTTGTATTAAACTATAAAAATCAATTTCTTCACATCCAGCAAAAAATGCATTAATGTAATTATCCGCCTCTTCATCCGACATTCCTTTGAAGTGTTCTCTAACTAATAAATTTAAAATACTTGGGTGATCAACAACAACTTTAAAAGATATTGTACCACTTCTTGATGTATTTTGATAAGTATAAATTGGTTCGGGTCTTCCTAAAAAAGAGTTCTCCTCCCATCTTGCACTATTCTGTTCGTTCATTTTTAAATCATATGGTGGGAACCACATAACACGACCTCCGTTATTACCCCTTTCACAAGCCGGTAAATCGGTAACTTTAAAACCATCTCTATTAGATGTTTTCCAAGCCAAATTCTCAATTGAGAACATATACTTTTTAGCGTAAAAACCTCCTCCATATGGATACTTGTCAACTATATTTGTTGAACCATCAAAAGATTTATTACCGTTAGACATTGGTGCATAATTTAAATTCCACGGTGTACTTCCTCCTCCCATTACACTACCGTCAAATTTTCTTACATTACCTGTTCTTTTCATGGTATCGGAATAGTGCATATATGACCTATCCTTTGTCCATACTCTACAATATTCAACACCACTTTCTTCACCTGAAAATTTATTTGTGTATTTGATTGCAGAACCTTTTGATATTCTTAAATCACCTTCTCCAAATACTCTACTTGTTTGGTCGATTACATTTCCAACATGTGAAATTGATCCTCCGTCGGATGGCATCGAATTTAAAATTTCCTGTGTAGTTCCTAATATAGAATCTTCTCTAAAATTAAATGCGGTGGATTTTGAATCGTCAAATGTTGATGATTCACTACCCCATTCTTTATTACCTGAACCTAATTTATTTTTAGAATTTTTACTAATCCATGTAAGATTACCGGTAATTTTACCTCCCTCAGTAATGTTTTTACTTCTGTGAAATAATTCAGCAGAAACTCTATCAAACATTATTGAAAGATAATATGGACTTCTAACGGGTCTATCATTAAAATCACCCATCGCATATTTTACATCTTCACCTCTATCGTCCCCTATATATGCTATTCCCGCAGGTGCTTCAACACCTAAAATATTTTTTACACCTTGTGCTGCCCTGTCAATAAAATTAAATAATTTTGAGGTGTTTTGTGATCTTGCGGTTGTTGTATAATTTGGTGCATATTTGTTAAATGTTAACGTATCAAATAATCTATTTTTTTGACCGTCACCCATATATTCGATTAATAAGTCCGAAGGTTTTCTTGATAACCTTGGTCTTCTTTTTATACCAATTAATGAACCTAGTACACCTGTAACATCTTGAAATAATTTACCAACTTCAGTTCTTGCTTGTGGTCTTATATTTACAGGATTTGCTGGATTCGATAAATAATCGCCAGGTATTTCACTAAATGGTAATTGTGTTCCTGAAATGGTTTGTAAAAAATCAATTGCTTTACCCGGTAAAGTTCTTGCTACTGTAATTTTATTATTAGGGTCAACCAATGGTTCTCTACCCGTAACTATGTTAAACGCAGTTGCGGTATTACCATTAAGAGCATCCAATAATCTTAATCTACCATTTGTTGCTGTATCAATATTTCTTGATATTCTTGAAAGAACAGGTCCATCAGGATTGTTTTTAATATTGTTAGCTGCAAATTTAAATAATTCAGATTCATTATCATATTTTGATGAACCCATAATACCAACTAAATTATACGTTGGTGTATTTGTTGGGAAATAAGGATAAAGATTTAAACCATTACTTCTTCTTTGTATTAATACTGTATTTAAATCTTCAACAATTAAATAATTGTCAGAAGGTTGATTAACATTTAAATTAGATATGTTATCAACTTGTGTCTTTCTACTTGTAGAATCGTTTAAAACAACGTCTCCATTGTCTTTATTAGACATGTCACTTAACTTATCAACTGAAAATGATGCATTACTAAAAGTCTGTGGACCATTAGGTACATTAAGTGTTTTACCTAATATATAATCTCTGAATTTTTTAGTCGAATTAAAGTCTAAGTAACTTGGCATTATATTTTATAATAAATAGATTTATTTAGTTTTTGGTGGTGCTGTATATTCATCATTACCTGTGTTTATAAAATCTTCTTTTACACTTGCATCTCTGATAATTTGTCTAGTCCAACCATCCATTAATGCTTCAGATGATTTAGCTGAAACTTCAACTTTCACAACTTTTGTTGATGAGGTATTTGCGGCCGCTTGTTTAGCTTCCGCAGCTTTCTTTTCTGCCTCCGCAACATTCATCGCATTTGTTTGTGTTGTAGCAGTACCTTGTGATTTTGGTTTTTCACCTTTAAGTTCGCTAATGTAATTACCAACCAACTTATTAAAGTTATCACTCATTTGAACCGTACCCTTTGAGACATTATCTGCAGTTTCTTTGACGAATTTCTGAGCATCTTCCCCCGTTAAACCCGCAGCTTCGGCTGCAGATTTAGCCATATTAACTACACGACCTCTTGTTGTAGCGGCCATGAATCCAATATCTCTTTCTATGTTTTCCATAGCACTTAACTGTCCTCTTGCAATGTCTTCTGTAGACATTTTTTCAAATGCGGCTTGGTTTGCTAATAATGTAGTTTTTTGTGCATTTGTTAAATCTTCTAAAATAACTTCTGTTTGTCCACCTAATTCACTCATTAAAGATTTAGGAACTTCAATAACCATTTTACCATCTTTCATTTGTGATAAGTTAGTTAAGAATTCCCTTTCTTTATCTTCCATTACTAATCCACTTGTCATTAAAGCACTCGCAGCGGCAGTTCTTTCTGAAGCCGCTATTGCACCTTTAGCCAATTCTTGATACGATATACCCAATTCACTTGCCATTGCTTTGGCCTTTCTTAGGTTAACACCTGTAATTTCAAATCTACCTTGTTCTTGATTATATGTGGTTAATGAACCCGCAGCACCAATTAATGCGTCTTGTAATCCTTCCACATTATTGGTTGCCATGTACATTAATTTTATTGGGTCACCAAAGTCACCCATAGCACCTCCCAATACCGATAAATTTGCACTTAATTCTAACGCACCTTCAGGACTAAACACTTTATCAGCAATCTGATAAACAGAATCCATACTTATTCTAAATTCATTGGCCTTTTGAACCATTCTATTTAATCCTTGTACACCATTTGCAAATCCAAATTCATTTAATTTTCCTAAATTGTCTCTTAAATCTTGTGTTGTTTTTTTACTATTCAAACCTCAAGATAATGAAGATTTACCAGCAGTATCAATGGCCTTGGTTGCGTCTGAAGCACCTAAACCGACTTTTTCAAATTGACCAAATACTCTACCCATTTCACTTAAATCTCCAACAAAAGACCTTGCGGTTGCTGCCGCTTGACCTATCGTTTCTTTTGATATGAGATTAAATCTACCCGATTCTGACATCATGTTTGTCATCATATCAGTTAGTTGTTGCATCCCATATCCTAATCTAAGTGTTGATGGATATGCGTCTATTATTTCTTCTCTTAGACCTTTTGAAAGTTCCCCTTGCATACCAACTTTTTCGTTGATATCTGTTCTTAATTGAGCTTCTTGTTTTAATTGAGTTGCTATTCCACCACCAACTTCTTCAACCAATCTACTAGCCATCCCCATTAGTCCTCCAGTTACCTGTCCTTTTTTATTAATAATATCTAACATATTACTAATTCTAAACATTTCACCTTCGGCGTATTGTGATGATTGTGTTTTTTGTGTGTCTATTGTTCCTCTTACAAAATCAACAGCCTTATTTCCAAAATTTTGTTTGGTATCCGTTATTGGTGTATTTGTTGTACCTAATTTTTCATTATATAACTTCCATGTACCTGCTAATGATGCACCATCGGAGCTGTCTCCCTTATACGCTTTACCAAATTCTTTTTGATACGCATCGGCAAACGCAATTTTGAAAGCGCTTTCATTTGTAATTCCACTAGGTATTCTGCTTAACAATCCCATATCATATAAATAGATGTTTAATTATTTCCATTTTCTAATGATATTAAATATTGTATATAATAACGTCTGATATAGACGGGCATAGAAAGGATATCTCCATATGAGAATCCTCTTTTAACTAAAAATAAAATCTCGTCTAACTGTCCCTTTTTATAATCCGTAGAAAGGACGAAAAAACTCAACCCCGAATCCAATTTCAACTTGGATTGTGTCTCCTGACGGGGTGATTGCTGTTTGGGTTAAGTCTAACCCCGGTTTATTTTCGTTGATAAATTTTCTAAAATCTTGTGAGTCCTTAATCGGCATGTTCTCAACAAAGTTTCTAATATTCATTAGGTCTTTATTGCCTGCGACCGATTTAATCATCATTTCAAGTTGTTTAGTGATAATTGGAGCCACTCCGTTACCGTTCCAACTATCTCTAATTGCGTCTATTTCCTTTTCTTGTTTCTTATTTAAAAAATTAAATGTGATATCTAATTTTGATTTTTCCATAAAATAAGAATATTCACCATTTGAATCTGCAACTAATTTAAAGTCTTTTGTTTTTACTGTTGATAAATCTAATTCAAAGTCAAACTGTTCCCCTGTTTTTGGGTCTGTTGATGTAACTTTATAATCACTTCCAAATGAGGTATTTCTTAAGAATATTAAAATCGCTTGTCTATCCTCCTCAACCAAATCATCGATAGGTAAATCTTTATCTAAAATTTTTCTTTTTAGTAATTCGTCAACAACTTTATTAGTTGCAATTAAACTTGGGGATGATAAGATATTCTCATCTGCAGCGGTTAAGTATGCGATTCTTACCGATTTTTTGTTATTTGTATAATGAATACCTCTACTTGGTAATTCAACTACGTCATAAGCAATGTTGGGGTCAATTCTAAATTCTTCCATAGTACAATTTAAACTATAAGTAGATTAAAGTAAAGTTTTTGCATAAAAAAACCGACAACCCATTAGACAGATTTACTAATTTGATTATCGGTTTTAATATTAAATAGAAACTATTAGTATACTTGGATACAACGGTCCATTCTCAAGTTACAAGTAATTTGAGCTAAAGCATCGTTGTTGTAATCTAAATCACCAAAGTTTAAACTTGTTAAGAAACAACCTTGGATAATCCACTTTTCAACAACAACACCCGTTGGGTCAAGCATTTCAAGTTCAATGTCTTTTTTGTATCCAGCAGCATATCCCATTCTACCTGTTACTGATTCTGCATGTAAACGGAACCATTCCATTAATGCTTGAGAAGCTGAAGGACCAATCGGGTCTTTAAAAGTAACACTCATTTCTTCCCAAGTGAATCTACCAGCAACATAAGTTGAAGTATTCAAGAAAGGAATCTCTGTTGAGTTAATTTTAGCTGAAGGTCTTTTTGTTGAAGATACATACCATTCGTTAATTCCCAAAGATGAAGGGAATCTAAGAATAAATCTGTTCTGTCTTTTCGGTTCGTAAGGAACCGGCATTTTCATTAGTAAATCTGCCATTTTGTATTTGTTAAATTTTTTGTTATTTTATACTTCTTATAAATATGTGTTATTTGGAAATAAATTTATTTTTGGTTAGGTACTTGATTTTATCAATTATTTTTCGTAGTTTTTTACAAACCCTCCAGTATTCTAGTTCCAGTAATAAATAATATATCTAGTTTTTAATAATTTATTCAATATTAAATAAATACTAGTATAACCAGTTCTAGATTATACTAGTATATACTGGGTGCAGTAAAACAATCCAATCATTATACAAAAGGTTCCACGTGGAACGTTCCACAAATAAAGAAGGAGGTCCAAAGACCCCCTTCCTATTTTTATATCTCCTTTTAGATTAGATATTCTCAAATGAAGCTCCTGTTGGAGTGATTACAAATTCAACATCAATAAATTCAAGAGAACGAGTAGGTTTAATATAAATTTTACCTCTCAATGTGTTTGCATCAATATCTTCTGGGTCACTAGAAACAGTAACTTTGAATTCGTACAAACCTCTTTCCTTTTTAATTGAATCCAAGATAGGGTTAACCAATCTTAAGAACTCTTGTCTTACTTGCTCGTCATTTTGTTCAAATAACAATCTTACCGCAACTGCTGAAATTAATTTTCTTGCTCTCAATAATAATCTTCTTACGTTGATTCTATCCAATGCAGATTCTCTTACTTGAAGTGTTTTGTTACCCCAAATAATTGTACCTGTATCAGAGAAAGTTGCAATTGGGTTAATTCTATTCTTGTATAATTCATCTCTTTCGTCTAAAGTTAATTTTTTGGTTGCTTTAATAGCATTTACCAAACCTCTTGAATAACCCGCAACTGCGAACCAAGGATAAGAAACATTGTCAGTTAATGCAATATTCTTCAATACCTCACCTGTTGGTGGAATATATAATTGAGTTGCGTTATCTGTATCTCTTACTTGAATCCAAGGCCAATACGTTGCAGAATAGTTAGAATCAATTGATACTGTATCTAATTCACCAACAACGTCAGCCGCTGCGGTTGTTCCCGTAATGTTAGGAGAGTTCATTATATATAATGAATCCGCTCTATCATTCTCAATCATATCAATCGCTTGATTAACTAAAGAACTGTGGTCACGGAAGTTAATACCTGGAGTAGCAAATACGTTAATATCAACCGCTTCAGGGTTAGCAAATGTGTTTATACCATCTAAGTAAGCATAATAGTCAGAGTTTCCTGTTTCAGCGTTAAATACCCCACTATACGCACCATTTGTTTTATTATTGGTATATGTTGTTTTACCAAATATATAACCGTCGGTGTTGGTTCTTGACGTTCTATAGATATCCCAACCATCTGTACCTCCACATGTTGCAAATGTAAATTTACGATATGCAATATTTTCTAACACTCCTTTTGTTATACCTTCTAAATCGTAAGGTGTACATTGGTATGTAGTTCCTGTAATATCAGTAGCATTAACAGATAAGTGGAATCCGAAAGTTTCAGTTGTACCACTTGTACCTTTATATTTAAATAAATCTTTATCAAATCCAACTTGTGACGATAATCCTAACATTACTTTCTTTACCTTATCACCTGACTCAATATTTTCAGTACCGTCTGCGTTATATGTTACTACATCACCAGCATCGATATATTCAGTTTTATAAATTACACTACCTAATGTTGTTCCACTAAAGTTTGCATTATTGACAAATCCTTTAAATCCTGCAGGGAATGCATCCGATGGATGATTATCAGCTAAAGATAACATTATATATTTTGAACGTAATTCGTACTCACCATCAGCGGTACCTATTTTTCTACCAACAAAACCTGGCATGTCAGGATTCATAGAACATCTTGAATATTTTTCAAGAACAACCATATTGTCATCAGTATCGTTAAAATCACGAACAACAATGTCAAATTCACCTGAATCTAAATTAATGTTTTGGATTGTTATTTTAACTTGGTAGTTAGAACCTTCACCGTCTGAAATTGTTATTACTTCAAATAAATCTGAAACTTTTCCACCACGAACTTCTGAAACCACCATTGGAGATAAAGATGTTGACCATTGACCTAAAAAGTTAGAACCTTCATCGTTAAAAACTTTAGTTGTGCTTAAACCTCTAATCAATCCTCTTTCATAAGCGGCTTTAACTAAGTTAGGATAAGATTCATAAACATAAAGAGGAAAATCTTCATATGACTTATCAAATACATCAGAACCTAATACTTTTTTAATGTATTTTGTTGACGTTGTATCTAAAGTACAATTGAATGATTTTGCACCTCCTGTTGTTCCTGTAACATTAATTTGAAATTCACCCAATGGATTTAATTCAATATCTGTAACTTCAGCCAATGAAACTTGTGTGGTGCCCGTAACTTCATAAGTTAATATCTCTGAAGCATAACGACCTCTTGATCTTAATGTTGCCACAGATATACTATCATAATCGGTATTAACCTCAGCACCAAATGTGTATTTTACAACATCAAATCTAGTAGTACCTGAATTCCAAGCAAATTTATATGAATAAAGTTGATTAATTGTTGCACCTGAATTAAAGAAAGTATTGTACCATTCTTTATTATTAGGTGTTTCACTGTATAGTTTACCTGTTAAAGGTGATACAACTTGTAATGTCGTACTAGGTAATGTTACACCTGAAGGCATTAAACCAATTGTAAACCATTTACCGTCATCTGTAGTTGTAAAACCACTAAAATTTGATACTATATAACTTGTTATAGATACTCCTTCTGTTGAAGTTTTACCCGATAACTCACCATATATTGTACTTCCGGTAATTGTTGCGGTTGTTGCAGACATAGTAGTACTTCCAGACGTACTATAACTTGAATCCCAAGTAGCACCTGTTGGTGAAATACCACCTAATGTTTTTATTGCGAATGTTTTACCTGCTTTATATCCAGTCAATCCAAGTACTCTTGTTACGAATAATTGGTTTGACTCTTGTAAATAAGATTTAGCTACGTAAGGTAACTCATATTTTGGGTTATTAGATCCGTCTCCATATTTTTCTGGAGAGGTACCGCCAAAGTATGTTTTGAATTCGTCGAAGTCTCCTATTAAAATTGGTTCGAAAGCTGGACCTTTTAAGGTTTCACCTACTAATCCCAATGTTGTTACTCCGACACTTTGAGCCACGAATGTTAGATCCTTCTCAGATGTGTAGACACCTGGAGAAACGAATACTCTGTTTGAATTTGCCATCGATTGTTGTTTGGTTAATTATTTTTATTAGTTATTCTATAAATATCTTTGTTTTTACCAAAGATTTCCGTACTTTTCTTAAAAAAGATAGTAAATTATCTTTTTATATCTAAAACTATCTTTCATTATGGAAAACAAACAGAAAAATGTAAAAATCAGTGAAAAACACCACGAGATGTTAAAAGTCCATTGTGAAAAGAACGGATTAAAAATTTACAAAGTCTTAGAAAAATTTATAGAAGACTTGTGTAAACCAAAAAAGAAGGACATGTATGGTGATGATTAATAAAGATACGTAACCCCTATTCTTGACCCAATTACAGGTGCACCACCCAACGTTATTCTTTGGTCACTAGTTATATCAAAACCTGAACCTTCCTCTTGTAATAGACCGTTTATGTCTACAGTTATGATACTATTGATAGAGTTGTGTAATGTAAATTCTAATGTTGATCCATTATATGTAAAATATTCCGTTGTAACTTGTAATATGGAACCATAGGTGTCGATAATTACACTATTTCTACCTTTATAATATGTTATAGCTATTGAACTACCTTCAGGTGGTGGTTCGGAAAATGTAATTTTTGATGTGTACGCAACGTGAAAATAATCCGTATCCCTCTCTTGTACAAGACCGTTTACCGATGCGTTGAATAACGTTCCTATACTTTCACCAACACTAAATTGTGTTTGAATTCCATCAGCAGGAAAAGTGGCCACAGTTACATCAATTAACTTATTAATAAATTTTTTACTGCCTGGTTTTTGATCTATAAATTCATTTAATAGAAAAAATCTACTAATTGCTGGCTTAACCTCAAATTCCTCACTATCTATCAAAATGCCCAACATTACAAATTTATAATTTTGGATATAAAATCTACGACCATCAACTGTATCAATAGGACTATTATCTTCAATACCCTCTAAAACTATTGGTATATAATGTCCTTTTACAGATGTGTAAGCCTGTCTTGAAGAGAACTTTTGTAAAACAATTTTATTAAATTTATTTAAATCTCTAAATTTATGACACACTATTGTAACCTCAAAAGTTATATCCACAGCAACTGGTTGTGGCATTTTATATATGTCAGCACCAATTTGTGTTCCGTTCCATGTTGGGACAGATGCATAATGGAATGTTCTTCTATCAGGTATTGTTCTTTGTGTTACGGGATTCGTACCTGGCTGAACGTCAGGTTTTCTAATAATTGCAATAAATGGTACTTTAACATTACCATCGTCATCAGAAAACTCCCAATTGTTTGCAAATTCACCCCATCTTTGTATTGTAAGTATTTTTGGTATGATTGGGATTTGATTCCCATCAGATACAACAACAAAATTTGTTTTTATAAAATCTAACATTCCACCATCCAAATCGTCATGAAGTATAGAGTCAGGTAAATAGGAATCCGACTTGGTGATTCTATCCAATAATTCCTGTCTTCTCTCCATAACTCGTTCGCCTTGGAACGATTCTTTCGCACCACCATAAACATCAATGTTGTTTTTTCTTTTAGGTATTCCCATGTTATACTCCTCTAAATTCGTTTTGTTGTGTTGGTACGCAAACTATAGTTCTATAATGTGGTTTGAATCCAAACATTTTGTGTTTATTATCTGAGGTTACCTTACCATCATTTGAGACAGTATAAAACCTCAATTTCTCCTCTGAATCGGGATAACCAATATAATCACCGTACTTAATATCCACATTCAATTCCTCCAAATGTGTTATATAAACCGACAATGTTAAATTTCCCGGCTCATTATATCTAACCATACCAGATTTATATGTAACATTCTTCGGTTCTTCAATTTTAACCAATGCATTAATCTCAACAGGTGGAAAGTATTTTATCTCATCCGCACCCGCTTCAGCATAGACCGCGTCATTGTCTGTTTTACTCCTATCAACACGATAAAGGACTAATTTCATGTTTAAATCCCCATGAAGATATTCCCTACCCATTTGAATATTGATATCAAAGTCGTCTTGAGAGAAGAATTTAGACAATCTGGTAATTGGTAATTTATTGTTCATATCCTAATAAATAGTTTAATCTTACGTTCTAATTATTTATATTTTAATATGGAAACAAAGATTCCCGAAATTGAGGCTAGAAATATACTTTCAACATATGAAGGTTCTAATAATCAATTATTAGATTGGAAAAGAAAATTTAAAGATGTTAAGAATTTTAAGTTAACGAGACCCCAATCTGAATATGTACAGAAATATCATGAAGTAACTCCAAAAATTGCCAGAAAACATATTAACATTGTTAGTACTTTCGGTGAAAAGATAATGGAGGATAGGTTATTAACAACTCCACCGACCAAAATTTGGTGTGAAAAATTATTATGTGAATCAGATAAGGCATTTCATATATGGGGTAAGGTTTTAGAAATTGACCAATTAAGTGCAATGTGGTTACCAAAGGCGGCGGTTGTTCAAGAAGAAAAAAAATTAGATAGGGTAATTGATTATACCAAATACAATTCAAGACCCCCGATGGACCATCAAAAGATTGCAATTGAAAAATTATTAGCGAACGATAAATTTATTTTAGCGGATGATATGGGTCTTGGTAAAACAACATCTGCGGTTATTGCGTCTTTAGAAAGTAAAGCAAGAAAGATACTTATAGTGTGTCCCGCATCTTTAAAAATAAATTGGGAAAGGGAAATAAAAAACTATTCAGATAGAAAAGTTTTAATTGTCGAAGGACGTAAATGGGGTTCTACTTTTGATTTCTACATTATTAATTATGATATTATTAAAAACTACCACACTACAGACAAGAGTGAAGATAGCGACGATTATAAATTATTGGTTAATGCCAATTTTGACTTGGCAATCGTAGATGAGGCTCACTATATATCAAATGCCACAGCAAACAGAACTCGTTTATTAAATGATGTTTTAGAAACAATCCCAAAAGTTTGGTTATTAACTGGTACACCGATGACATCAAGACCAATTAATTATTTCAATTTATTAAAGATTGTAGAATCACCATTAGCATTAAATTGGCAATCCTATGTTCGTAGATATTGTAAAGGTTACCAATTCAATGTCGGTAATCGTAAGGTTTGGAATACAAGTGGTGCAAGTAATTTAGATGAACTTCGTGAACGAACTAAAAATCTTGTTTTACGAAGAATGAAGACTGACATTCTTGATTTACCTGAAAAAATTGTAACACCTGTGTTTGTTGAATTGACTAGTAAAATGTATGATGAGGAATTAGAAGAATTTACTCGTATTAGTACCGATAAGAAAAATGATGAAACAATCACAGTTACGTTAAATCGTTTAATGAAAATTAGACAACTTATTGCTTACGAAAAAATCCCTTATACTTGTGAGTTGATTGACAAGTGTTTAGAACAAGGTAAAAAGGTAATTGTATTTACAAACTTTACAATGTCATTAGATATGTTACATGAGAAATATAAGAAAGTTTCAGTAACACTTGATGGAAGAATGAATAAAGATAAGAGACAAGAAAATGTTGATAGATTCCAAACCGAAGATAAAATCAAAGTCTTCATTGGTAATATTAAAGCTGCGGGTGTTGGTATAACATTAACCTCTGCTGAAGTTGTTATTATGAATGACTTATCATTTGTACCTGCTGACCACTCACAAGGAGAAGATAGAGCATATCGTTATGGTCAACAAAATAGTGTATTAGTTTATTATCCCGTTTTTGAAAACACGGTAGAAAAAATAATTTACAATATATTACAAAAGAAAAAGGGGATTATTGACCAAGTAATGGGTGACGGAGAATATTCAGAATCCTTTAGTAAGGACTTACTTAAACAACTCTTTTAACTCACCAATTTTTTTATCCAATAAAGAATCCAACTCCTTATCTTCATAATCCGATACGTTAACAACTATTGTTTTTTCAGGTTCATTAAAGTTGACGTAGTTCCCGCCTTCCTCTTTTTGATATGTAAAAACAATATTATTTATTCCACAAAGGATTAATAGTTCATTTAGTTTATTCGTTGTAGTCATAATACCAAAAATAAACTATTTATTGAAATATACCAAATTATGGCTACAATTATTTCACAATCTGAAAAGGACAAATTATATACACAGGTTTTTCACCTATTGGGGATGCCCGTTCGTGGCATTGAACTTACTGAAGAACAAATGGATACTTTTTTAGAGTTTTCCTTGTCTGAATATGAACAATACGTTAGTGATTGGTTGATTGAATCTCAATGGTCCGCATTGGCCGGATTAGATGTTGATACACAATCCCTTTCTAGAGCGTTTACAACAAGAAGTTTAGATTATGAGACACAATACACTTATTCATATTCCAAAATAGTTGGTTTACAGGCCGGTGGTGATAACGAACTTAAAAAAGATTTTTTCACCCTTACAGGTGGTACACAAACATATGAAATACCTGCTGGTCGTGAAATAAACGAACTATTATGGTTTACAAGAGCAGAATTAACCGATTCAATTGTTGACCCGTTTTTAGGTGGTTTCGGTGGTCTTGGAGGTGTTGGTTTTGGTGGTGTGGGAGGATTTGCTCAGGTTGGGTCTTCAGGTTCATACTTTATGTTACCAGCTTTTGACCTTCTTTTAAGAATGCAAGATAGAAGTATTAAAAATAGAATAATTGGTGGGGATTTAACATATAGGATTACTGCGGGGCCTGAAGGTAAAAAATATGTTCACTTATACAACGTACCTGGTGGAAAATATGATTTTGGTAATAACGCTAATAAAAACTATCAAGTATGGTATTGGTATTATGATACTACGGATAGAGACACTTGTTTAACAAAAAACAAAGATGTGATTAAATTACCATCTGATGTTATGACGGAAGAACTTACTTGGGATAAGTTAAATAAACCATCTCAAAATTGGGTAAGAAAATACCTAATAGGTTATTCTAAAGAAGGGTTAGGTCGTATTTGGGGTAAATTCTCAGGTGATTTACAAGTTCCTGACAGTGCTGTTAAATTAGATTATAGTTCTTTACTGACTGAAGGTAAAGACGAAAGAATGAAATTGGTTGAGGAACTTATGGCTAGATTAGAAAGACTCCGCCCTGAAAAAATTCTTGAAAGAAAAGGTTCAGAAGCGGAGAATTTAAATAAAGCACTTAAGTTTAGAGCAATGCCAAGCCCGTTTAATGTAATCTAAACTTCTATTGCGTGGTAAGCGTAATCGTGTCCATCATTTTCGATGATTTCATCCTCATTACTGATTGTACTTTCAGCTTGTAGTGTTACCACTTTTCTATTATGTTCCACCCAATGTTGGTCAACTAATTTTAGACTATCTTCAACATACATAAAATAAGGATCTCTACCCACTCTATTCCAAAAAATAACTTCACTATCTGAAAGTGTCATTACTTCATCAAACTTATCTTGTCCACTTTCTTTTAATGGATAACCATTAACAAGTTCACATTGTAATTTAGTAAAGTATTGTCTATCCTTTGGGTCTTCAATAAGAATATCTTCTCTAATGTTTGGGTTAAATGCAACCAATAAAGGCTCAACACGTTTGTTAAAATTACTAAGATAACGAGGAACGTTATAATCACCTTTTAAATCGGGATTATTTGTAATTTCCTTTTCATCAATCATGTAACAATTAACATTTATAACTGCGTGGTCTTTCGGCATTTCACTACCAATACTTTCAAAATACTCAATCATTTCCTTTTTTGTCCATCTAGTTTTTCTTTCCACATCTCCAGATGATTTTTTTATACCATTATTAACATAGTATATTGTATCACCTAAACCGGCAGGATAATCATTTTGAATTATTAATTCCATGTGTGCTTGACGAGACATTAAAGAACCTGATTTAGTTGTTTTTTGTACGTGTTTTTTATATTCATTAATAGATTGTTTAACACGAGCTTTATTTGCAATTTTAGATAATGGTATTTCTTTATTATATATTTTTTCTACGTAATTGTAATATAGTTCCACAAAAGAATGTCCGTCACCATTTAACAAATATTTAAAACCTTCATCCAAAAATTCAACAATATATGTTTGTAATTTTTTTGATTTAATTGTATTACCTGT